CGGCATGGCGAAGGCGGCCGAGTTTCTCGACAACGCCTTTAGCGATGACGCCGTGACGAAGTGGTTTGTCGAGAAAGCGCTCAACTATTCGGTCGTCGCCGAGGGCGGCGCGCTGATCCCGCAAGACTTCGTCGCCGAATTGATCGAACTCCTGCGCGCCAATGTTGTGGTTCGCGCCGCCGGACCGACCACCATGCAAATGCCGATGGGCAATCTGACGATCCCGCGGCTCGCCGGGGGTTCGACCGCGGTCTACCAAGGGGAAATGGACGACATCTCGGTGACCGAGGAACAGTTCGACGATCTGAACTTTGTGGCCAAGAAATTGACCGCGATGGTCCCCGTCTCGAATGACCTGATCCGGCGCGCGCCGATGGGTGTTGAAAGCATCGTGCGCGACGATCTGGTGCAGGGCATCGCCCGCAAGGAGGACCTGAACTTCATTCGAGGGGATGGCACCACCAAAGGGCCGGTCGGCTGGCGATCGTTGGTGCTGGCGGCGAACCTGCTGACCGTGCCGGCGTTGGGGGCGACGCCACCGGCCGGCGCCGATCTCAATGCGGTGGTCTCGGCGCTCGCGTCGATGAAGCTCCTGCTGATCAATGGCATGTCGCGGATGATCCGGCCGGCCTGGTTCTTCGCGCCGACCCTGGTTGAATACATCGCCACCCGCCGCGACCAGGTGGGCGGGTTCTACTACAAAGACGAGGTTGCGCGCGGGACCCTCGAAGGCTTCCCGATCTACACCAGCCAGCAGATCCCGACGAACCTCGGGACCGGCAATGGCAGCGAGTTCTATCTCGTCGATATGGCGGATGCCGTGATCGCCGACACCTTGAACGTGATGGTCGACGCGTCCGATGTCGCCGCCTATTACGGGACGGACGGCAAGATCGTCTCGACCTTCCAGCGCGATCAATCGCTGTTCCGGGTGATCTCGGAGCATGACTTCAACATGCGGCACCTTCAATCGCTGGCGGTCGGTGTAACCTCCGACTGGATGTTCTCGGGCCTGCCTGGGGTACCTGGTGCGCCGTTCTCGACACAGCCGCTCAACCCGCATTGGTCGCACGCGCCGGCGGCCTGGCCTTCGAACCCGACGCATGACGCGGCGCCGACGGTCTACGATCCCGCGACAGTAGGGACCTCGGCCTTCGCCGGAACCCTGACCAGCAATCCGGGCGGCGGACCCTATCCGCTGCCGGGCACCAGCTATCCGGGCGGCCTCCAGACCGGGCAAGAGGGCAGTGGCGGCCCGCCGCAGCCGCCGGCAGGCGGCAACGGACCGCGCGGCGGCCGCTCGGGACCGCCATCGTCGCGTAGCGGCAGCACTGCATGAGCGGCACGCGCATCCCGGCCAATGCCCGGCTGAGCGTCCGCTTTCTGCGGCGCTGGCAGATGTATTTCGCCGGCGACATCGCGACCTTTCCCGCGCGCAACGCGGCGAGCCTCGTAAACAAGGGGATCGCCGAGCGCGTCGATTGGGTCGCCGGCGATCCGCCGCCGCCTGGGGCACTCCCCGCGATCCGGCCGCCAGGCGAGCCGCCGCGACGCCGGGGTGGCGAGCCCGAAGAGGACGACTTCGTTCTCTAATCATCGCGCAGCTTCGAGGATCATTGACTGATGTTCGGTTCGCTGCAGGTGGTCACGCCGCCGGCGACGGAGCCGGTCGATATCGACCTGGTCAAGCGGCACTGCCGCGTCGACTCCGACTATGACGACGATCTCTTGACCGGGTACGCGACCACCGCGCGGACGATGGTCGAGGCCTGGCTCGATCGGGCGCTGATCACGCAAGAATTGCTGTTCAGCGTGACCGCCTCGCCACCGCCCACGGCGAGTCCGCTGGTGCCACAATCACTGATCGTCTTCCCGCTGAACTGGCCGCCGGTCATCCGCAAGCCGATCGCGATCCCGCGCGCGCCATGCGTCTCGGTCAAACAGGTCCTGGTCGGGTTTCCTCCCGACGACATGAACCCGGCTACTCCCGACGACGATTACGTTCTGAACCTCATGGTCGAGCCGGGGCTGATCATGCTGAAGGCGCCGCTGGTGCCGATGATCCCGGCGATGTCGCTGCAGGTCGATTACACGTGTGGGTACGGCGACAGCGGCGACGACGTGCCGTGGCTGATCCGCCACGCAATCCTGATGCTGACGGCCGCGCTCTATGAGAACCGGGGTGACGTCAATGGCGCGATGCCCGATGCGGCCTACTCGATCATGACGCCCTATCGCCTTTGGAGCTTCGCCGGATGAGCGAGCACGCACCGCCGCCGACACCATCGATCGACGACATCCCGCAGGCCTCGGCGCTGCACACGCAATGGAACACGCTCAACGAGGCGATCGCCTTGCTGGGCCAGCCGGGAGCTACGGTCTCGACTGTGATCGTCACCAACGACGCGGTCGAGGTCAGCACCAGCCCGAACCCGCCGATCGCCAAGCCCGAGACGCTTGCCAGCCTGGCCACCGCCCTGCAGGCCCAGGCCGACACCATCGCCCAGCAACTCAGCGACATGGGCTTCGACACGTCGACAACGACACGTGCCGGATAATCCCGCGGGGTCGCTCCCCTACACCACCGGGCTCGGGTCGCTGCGCTGGCAGATCTCGCTCTATAGCCGGCCGATGGACTCAGACCCGGACGGGCCGGGGATGACCGAGGACCTGGTGCGCGTCGGGCCGGATGTTCACGCCGACATTCAACCGACCTATCCGAGCACCTTCTACGGGTCGATGCAGATCGACCGGCCGATAACGCACCTGATCCGGCTGCGCTGGCTCGATTACCTCGACAACGTGCACGTGATTTTCCGGACCACGGTTCGGCCTACCGATCAGACTTTCCGGACCGAGTGCTACCGGGTGCGCCGCTGCAAGGAGCTCGCCGGCCGCAAGCGCTTCCTCGAACTCGAATGCGAGCTGGAAAAGGTCTTCACCACCGCCGGCGACAGCGACGCCGAGCGTGTGGCCATGTTCTGCGAAAGCCCGCCGCCGCCGTTGCATTGATGGCCGCGCTCCGGATGCAAATCACGTCATGGGGGGAGGTCGCGCTGGAGAAGCGCGAGCTCAAGGCGCTGATGCGCAGCGCCGGCGCCGACATCGCCGCGAAGACGCGACGGCTGATCTCGCAGAGCGCGGGCAGCGGGCGCTACTACGCCGGCGGCGGCGGGTCCGCCTATCGGGGATCCTACCGGGCCGAGCCCTACTATGCGTCGGCGACCGGACAACCGCCGGTGCGCGTCACCGGCACCCTACGCGGCTCGCTGCGCGTCTATCCCTACCCCGAGGGCACCGGGTTCGCGGTCAGAGAACGGGCCTTCTACGCCCTCTTTCTCGAGGCCGGGGCGCATGGCGGGGGCAACCCCTATGGCGGCCAGCCGGCGCTTGCCGCCCGCGCTCGCGCTCGGGCCCGCCGGCACCGTGCTCGAGGTCACTACCAGGCGCGCGTCTTGCTGCCGCGCCCGTCGCTCGATCTCGTCATGGCCGACGAAGAGCCGGCCCTCGAAAAGCGGGTGAGGGCCGCGCTTGATCACGGGATGACCTGGCGCGAGACCAAGCATGTCTGACGAGAAGGGATTTACAACCGGCGTCGGGATCATGGCGGCGACGATCGCGCAGCTCCGCACCTATTGCCCGCTACTGGGCAACCGGGTCGCCGGTGCCGCCGAGTTCCGCCTGGGGCTGCAAAACTACAACACCGCCCCGAAGCTTTTGCCCTACGGCTACGTGGTGCCGCTCGGCTCGGAGGCTGACGGACCCGGATCGATGACCGGGATTTACGAGCAATTGCGCATCACCACCGGGATCATCGTCGAGTTCGCCGCGACCGCGGACCGCCGCGGCCAGGCGCCGGCGATGGATACCGAGGCGATGGAAGCCTGCCTCAATTCGGCGCTGCTGAATTGGGAACCGGTCGAATGTCTGACGGTCGGGCGCCAAGGGTACTGGCTCGCCGGCAGCCGCTTTCTCGATCTTGACCGCGCCCGCCTCTTCTACCAGTGGGAATATGCGCTCAACACGATCCTGACCGAAGACGACGGCTTTCATCCCGACACTGCCGTGCCGCTCGACGGCATCGAGCTCGACCT